TTTAATCTGTCCATCGTAAACTTGGGGTGCAGTAACTTTAAATTTAAAATCTTTAAACGCCCAAACAGAACCACCAACACCAAGTGTTGTATCTCTTAAATCATGAATATCATCAGCATCAATAACAACAGTCGATGAATGGTTAGCCTCATATGCTGTGACTAATGTATCAAATTGAGTTTTTGTTAATCCAGAGTAATCAACACACATCTCTAAAGCTGGGACACTAGTTCTAACAATGCGTTGATTGTTACCACTATTATATTCCAGGGCATTACCTTGCTTAGTCCACTCTTCGACTTGCAACTTGTTGTGATTGGCCAGGATAATGTTAGTCAAATTATTCATTTAAGATGTCATCTGTATAGTTCGGCGCACTGTGCCATTTGTTAATAATGAGTTATTAATAATGGATTCAATTGTGTCCCGATTATTAACCAGGTAATTATTAAAACTGCTGGCATCAATAGCTTGTACATTAAAGTTTATTTCAGCAGTTGTTGAGCCACCTAGACCACCACCTTTAGTGTGATCAATGACTGTTTCATTAGGGTGCAATATTGCAGGAAAACCACCTTTGCCATCTACGCCACCAGATCGTCCACCAGATCCTGTATAGCCACCACCATCAAAACTAAATAATGCAGTTGCGACTCCAAGTATTGCTTTCTTGACTTGTATTCTTGCTAAGTCCATTAGGATTGATTTGACTAAACCTTTCCAACTAAATTTAGCACCTGCAATCATTGCCATAATGGCATCTTCTGCACCACCCAACAATCGAGTAGTTACCATTGCAACTTGTGCTGTTTCAGTTTTTATAGTGTCTGAATACGCCTTGAAGGCATCACCAGCAAATTTCCATTTTGTTGGCTCTGCTAAAGTAGTAGTAACAGTATTAGCCTCATTGCCTCTTTCAATAATTGTATTGAGTGAATCTTCAAACATAGCAATTGGTGTTTTAGCTGCTATAAGACTTGAAGTAATTCCAGAAAAATCTAATTCTATTGTTGTTTCACCAGCATTTTTTAATGTTCTTAGTTGCGCTTTGACTGTATTGATTTTTTCAAGCATTAACCTTTCAACTGTTTCTGAACCCTCTAAACCAATCGTATCTAGACCAACTCCTATAGCTTTTTTGTAAGCTGTACCAAGATTTTCGAAAAAATCAAAAATGCCATCATCTTTATTACCAAAGCCTTGTGTAAAGAAATCTTCTTGGACTCCTCTAAGATGAATAAGTTGTTGCTCTAGTTCTTCAACCTCAGTACCAAAACCTAATGCAACTTTGATTTTTGTTGCAAATTCAATAACACCATTAGCCGTTGTTTCTAGGGCCTGTAAAATACTTACTGTTGCATCAATAATAGTATTTGCCATTGATGTTGCAATTGCCGCTATACCACCATCTGTTTCTTTAACTTTGATTGTCACAAAATCTATTAAGGCATCTGTCATTGATCGAATTGCTGGGGCCAGGGCAGCTACTGTTTGTGCAAAAGTAGAAGTCATAAAGGCTTGTAACCTAGTAAAGGAATCATTAGCATCCTCAACACCTTTAGCTGTTTCAGAACTCATAACTAAGCCAAGTAGTTCAGCCTCTTTCATTGCTTCGCGCATGGCATCACTACCACCATTAAGCATGTTGATCATTTTTGCGCCTCTTGCACCAAATAACTTATATGCAAGATCAGCCTTTTCTGTCTGGTTAGTCATTCCAGCTGTCACATCTGCGACATCATCCATAACTTCCATAACAGTTCTAAGAGAACCATCGACATTTGTGACACTTATGTTATGTTTTTCAAATACATCTTTAGCAAGTCCAACACCCCTAGACATATCTGCCATATTGATTGCAAGTTTTTGCACAGCTTTATCTAGCTGGGTTGAGGCTAGACCACCTAATGATGCTGCATGTCTTAGAGCGCTTAACTCTTCAACACTGACACCAATGGCTCTGGACATTTTTGCCATTTCATCAGTAGCATTCATTGATTTCTTAATCAAGAACCCTAGTCCCGCTATACCAGCAGCACTGATTAAGCCAGTTTTCATAGAGAAAATAGATTTTGTAACAGACTTTAAGGATCTGCCAATTGCTTTGAAAGCTCTTTTGGTTTTATCTTCTAACCTTATTACATACTTAGCTGTTGCTGCAGTTGCCATTAGTTATTCCTTTTAATCTCAAAATAAGCCACCCAAAGTAATATTTCAGCAGTGGATAGCTTTCTAATTTCTTCCAGGGATTTATGTAAAACTTCCCCTAGTTGTAAACAAAAATGCAAGTCTGGATCTTGCTTTATTGCTTTTTTGCATCATCAACTGTCACCTCAGAATCTGCTATTTGCTCAACAACACGAGATATAACTTCAATGTCATACTCGCGCATCATTTCTGATAATTCACTTGGTTTCCAGATAGCCATGCCATCTTTATCTAATGCTCTCATAATCATTGACATACAAACAGATTCAACTATTTTTCCTTTGTCGTAAAGACTCATGATCTGACCTTGCTTAATGCCACTGATTGCTGATTTGAAATAGATTTTTTCACCCCATTCTGGGACATCAATGGAATTTAAAGCACCATTGATCTTATCCAAGAATTGTGATTTTGCGTTCTCCTTAATACTCATTAGACTGTAGCGTGCGTTAATGCACCTGTCCCTCTAAAAGTAAAACTAGCTGATGTAATATCATCCATTGCCGCACTACGATCAATGCTTTCTACAATGACAGCACCAGTTAAATATTTATCACCAGAAGTCGTTCCTTCGTAATAAAATTTAATTGTTACAGCAGCACCGACAGTCAATGAAGTCTGTCCAGCATCTGTTTCATCTAGATGGCAATCAGCCGATCCAGAAAAGCTAGTTGTTCCAGCAACAAAAGTTTGCGCTGTTGATGACAAAATGCTTGTGTCAATCATGTTTGAGTTTTCAGTCAAAGACCATGTCTTTAACTCGCCTAAAAGTGTAGTTCCAATGTGTATCAAGCCTTCGCTGCCGATATGACTGGCCATAAATTACTCCTTGTTTGTGGGTTTAGTTGTAGGTTTCTTGTTGTCTGCTGATGGTTTTTTTTCGAGTGTCCAGCCTCTCGCTTCTGCGTTTTCTATTTGTGATGGATGTACCACTATAGAATCAGATCCTTTTTTATACATTTTTGGCATATTTGCTCCTATGCGATTAAAGTTGTTACATCAGATCTATTGACTCGATACATTGCGACAAAGCGCATAGTCATTAATCCATATGGCCTTTCGGCATCTCCAGAAAGTTCAATGTCAGAACCTTCAAAATCAAAATATTTACATTTGCCACTAAGCGTTTGATCATTGTTAGCAAATATTGCTGTTTCAATTTCTGAACTAATTGTGTCCAGGGTATCTTCTAAATTGTCAGTAGCTTTTGCTCTGACCTCTACCATTACGCTTAGTGATCTAAATTGTTTGGTTGCTGTTTCAAATCCATCTTCTACTTCTTCGCTTAATGTGTAAACCGATAAACATGGCAACACTGCATGGTCATAAACACGAGAATTATTTACATTAGAACCAGTTGTTGTTAGACCTGTTAAGGTTGTAATCATCTGATCTCTAATTTGTTTCCTGGCGTGACTCATTACTGTTGCTCTAACACAAGACTTGTTAAGCCTGTGCCATCTGGTTGTACTCCTGCGACTTTGTAAGTAATACCTTTAACTTTTATTGTTTGCTTAAAAGTTAGGCCTACAACATCTACCTCGGCACAAGTAAAGACAGGCCTTACACCTTCAATCCCAAGTGCCTCGATAAACTGGCTTTCCATAATTCCAGAAACTGTTTTAAGACCAACGATTGCATCATCAGCCATTTCATTAGCATCAAAAAACTCTCTGAGATCTTCTTTAAACATTATTTTTTAGCCTTTGCCTTTTCTTTAACTTCAACGGCTTTATTGCTCAAAATAAGAGCTGCAGCCATTTCGTTTGTTACTTTAACTGTTGCACCTTTAGCATGGCTTTCACCTTTAATTCCAAGTGCTGTATTTAATTTAACTTTCATTCAAATCTCCTATTAATTAGGGTTGAGCAAGGAGAACTCAACTCAACCCTAAACTGGTTACGCTAATTAAGCGTTTGCATCTACCATAGCTGCGAAACTTTGAGCATGACGAACTGCAATGTCAATATCTTGCAGTGCTACCACACGAACAGTTCCACTTGCTGAACCTGTTGAAGTATCAACATTAATGTCCAGACCACCCCACATTCCAATCATCAAGTCGTTCCAGTTACCAAAGATAATTGCAGACGATGCTGATTGATTACCCTTAGTTAGTGTGCTTGACACTTGGTTAGAAACATCTGCTCTGTAACCACGCATTGTGTTGTTATCAGACCAAACGAACTGTGCAGTGTTTGATGCTTTCTCAGTTACTAACAACTTGCCACGAATAGCAGAGTTTGTTAGGTATGCAAGAGAGCCTGATGCAGCATTATCTTTAGCAACTTCTGTTTCTAAAGAAACGATGTTTGCATAAGTTGGTGCTGCTCCGTTAGTTCCGCCTACGACAGATCCGATACCACTGGTGGCCAGAATGCCTCGAGGCTGCTCACTTGCACCAGTACCATGAATAGCTGCAAGATCAATTGCAGTAGCCAAAGTAGTTGCAAGATCATTTCTGATCAGGTTCTCAACTCCCAAAGAACTTTGAAGGAGTAGACGGCGCGATAAATCCGAAAATGCTCCAACTGTCTTAGGTGTCATACTTACTTGTCTAAAAGTTGCATTACTTTCCGTAACAGCTCCGCTTTCAGCAACCCAATAACTTGTTGCTCCAGCTGCCATTGCAGGAATTGCGACATTGCCATTTAAGCCAGTCATCATTGTTGCGCCTAAATCAGAAACACATAACTTGTTTCTAAGTGCATCAATAAAGCTGCCCGATAATAGATCAGTAGCAACAGTATGCCCACCATTTGCAGCAGTGCCTACAGTCAAATCACGCTGTTGAACTTCAACTGGCATAAAGAAACCTCTTGCATCTTTACCAAGTTTTTGTCCTTGCGCCTTTGAGGCCTCTAGTTCGAATCCAGCTTTTGACCAGTCGTTAGTTACTAGAGCATTGATTGCACGAACCATTGAAAATGATTCAGTTTCTTTACGACTCATGCCAATCTCTGGAGAGATCATAGCTTTTGGCTTCTCTTTAGAAATAGACTCTAGTGCAACTTTACGAAAATCGTCTACTGTTAGACTATTTCTTTTGTATTCATCAGCAGTTTGTGCTAACTCTGGATGTTTCTGAGCAATTGCATCAATTTCTGCTGATCTTTGACGATCCGCTTCAACAGCTTTGCGCGCGACTTCTTGTGTGTCGATTGCTGGTGCTGAAACTACTGGATCAGTTTTTACTTCTTCTGACATTTGTTTCTCCACAAAATTTGTTATCGTTGTAAGATTTTCACCTTCGGCTGCTCGTGATATACCCACAGAATTATCTGCTGGCACACCTACGATACTGATTTCAAACGGACTCCAACGCTTTGCAACATAGTATTCCTCGTCCTCAGTTGAACGCTCACTGTCAAGTTCCATCTCATTGATTCTATATCCCACTGAAATAGATTGACGAATCCCATCAATAACATCATTAAAAATTTCTGAGCCTCTAGCTGACTTTGAAAAACGGACAACTGCGTTTCCGCGCTTTCCATCCACCATTGCCGACTCGACTCTTCCTATTTGATCGCTTGTATTGTGATCCATTAAGAGAGGCGCACCATCATTCAAACGCTCCAAGTTGACAGATTCTGGCGAGTGATCTAACACTTCCATCCCGAACCATCTTTCAACTGGCATGTCGCTTGAAAAAGAAAGCTGCACTGTTCGATTCTCTTCATCGATCTTTTCACGATCCAAATTAAACGCTCTGGAAAGAATTCCAGTATTAATCTGTTTCATCTACTACTCCTTCTGCTTGACTTACATCGTTTAGAATTAATCCTTTTTCTTTAGCTAGTTGTTGTTCATAAGCTAATTGATCAAAGACATCTTCAATATCTCCACCTTGCTCGGATATGACTTCACTTCTTGTTTTAATACCAGCGTTGATTCCTTCAACACTCGCTTTTATATCTTTTAAAGGATCAACCCAATTCCAACTCTTGGCCTGCCATCTGACATCCAATAAACTTTCATATTGAGTCATGTCCTGGCCAATAGAATTTGTCAGCAATTGCATTGATAACCAACGCTCATAAATTGGCATCATGAAGTGATTT